ATATATACTAAAAACAAAGATTTTGATAAATATCATGAAATTGACATTCTAGTAAATGTAGCTTCATGTATACATTGGAAACACCATTATGGTCCTATTAAATTATATTGTAACCAAGAATTTTTAGATTATTTAAAAGAATATGGTGCTGATCAATTTTACGATGAAATTGATGTTCATACTTTAGAAAATATACCATATAAAGAACATTTAAATAAATATTGGAGTTTTTGTAAAATATACATAGCTAAAGAAATTGCCAAAACTCAAGATAAATTCGTTATATTAGATAATGATTTTTATCCAACACAATATTATGAATTTGATCAATCTTGTGATTTTATAGGATATCATAAAGAAGCTTATGACCCTAGATCAGAATATAATGTATATATTGATCCTAGAGTATTCTTAAGTGAGGAAAATTTAAGTAAATTAGATTGGGATGTAGAACCTATTAATTGCGCATTTATGTATTTCAATAATAAAGAGTTAATTAATACATGGTATAATTGGGCTGAAGGGATAATTAGAACTAATTTACATTCTCCTCATTTAGGGTATAATAGAGAAACTATTTTTATAGAACAAAGATTACTTCCGGTTATAGCTAATGCTTTAAATTTAAAAGTAAAAACTTTATTACCTAATATTTATCTTCAATATATAGAATTTAATGAAGATGGTTGGGAATGGTTTCCTATGATAGACTCCCATCCTAAATACAGACAGCATTTTAATCATTTTAGACATACGTGGGGGTTAAAAAAATATTATAATACTGACAAGTGGAGAAGTTTGATAATTCAGTTAACATTTGAAGATTTACAAATAACACACCCCAATGATGAATATAAAAATAAAATATCTAAATTAGTGGAAATATGCCAGAATTATCAATAAACTATACCACAACCACCACCCTCGGTGAAATAGAATTTATATATATTTATACGCGTGAAAACACAGGCAGAAATTAAAACATTTGCCCAAATAGTTCACCAATACTATCTGGATGATACGTTTGATAAATCAGACGTTGAGGGATGGCTTGGTGAATTAGAATGTGAATTTGTTGAAATAACACAACATAAAGTTGTTTTTAGTTATTTTGACGATTGGTACCCTACTCGAATGACAGTTTATAAGAGTGGACGTACTAAAATAGAAACAGACCTAGATGAATTTCCATGAATTTAGATAACATATTTAATGCTTTTGAAGATAATGCTCCTTTACAAGAAAAGGCAGCATTAGTTATGCTTCAAGAAACACAAGCATTTAAATTAGGTATGTTTAAAAAAATTATATGGAAACAAAAAGATATGGATGCTAAATTAGAGGCCCTAAAAAAACATATGCCTGAATTAGTAGAATTTATGGCTATTAATAATGATGAGGTAGGTGAACTTGTTACATATGCTCGAGCATGGGTCTATATTAAAGATTTTAATCCTACATTAGAACAAGGAATAGACGCAGCTCGTATATTCTCAGATGAATATACCGTTGCTGCTTGTGATTTATCTATTAACTTTTGGGAAGAAAGGGAAGAGTACGAAAAATGTGCACATATTAAAAAAGTTAAAGATTTATTAAAAAAAAGCTTGCCCTCGTAATTTTTTTCTCGTAACTTGGAGGTACAGGAAATGAGAAAGAGAGAGAGGAAGAGAGATGGGGAGATATGGGTACCCCGAGATACCCAATGTTATATATAATTAATTATGAGAAACAAACAATTATTCGTAAACAAATTAGGACAAATTGATGGTAAAGTTAAAGCTCTTAGAGTACTTGTAACCCGCCCTCAAACCCTTCAAGAAATTAATCGATCATTAGATGTTATAGATAATCTATTAGAAGATTTAAACGATATGCTTGAAAGCGAAAACTAATATTTAAATTAAAGTTATGAACCTTACTGCTGAACAAATCCAAAACAATTGGAACGTATTTTTAGGTCTTATTGGAGAACACATTTCTTCACCCCGTAAAGAAAAACTATTGGAATTTTATAATCAATATGCTGAGCGTGTTATGCTTATGCCTGCTGCTCATAAAAAAGAATACCATAATGCTTTTCCTGGAGGTTATGTAGAACACGTGATTCGTGTTGTACGTTGTGCTCTAAAACAACACCAATTGTGGGCTGATGAAGGAGCTGATATATCTGGTTATACTATTGAGGAACTGGTGTTTGCTGCTCTAAATCATGACCTAGGTAAAATGGGAGATGAAGAACACGAATCTTATATCCCCCAAACTGATCAATGGCGCAAAGATAAGCTAGGAGAGGACTATATGTTCAACACTAAACTTCCATTCGCTTCAGTCCCAGACCGTGGTTTGTTCATGCTCCAATCTCACGGCATCCAGTACACATTTAATGAGATGCTTGCTATTCAAACACACGATGGTTTATATGATGAAGCAAATAAGAAATACTTAATGACTTATATGCCAGAACAAAAACCACGTACTTGCCTTCCATTCGTTCTCCACTTTGGTGATATGATGGCTGCTCGTATTGAGTTTGAGCGAGAGTGGTTACCTAAATTTAAAGGTAACGTGCCTAAGCAAGAGAAGAATTTTACATTAAATGACAAACCTAAAAATGCCCAAAGCAAACAGCAAAAAGCACTAGGTTCAATTAAAAGTGAAGGATTAAAAAATCTATTAGATAACTTATGATATACTTAGTAGTTATATTATTGATTGCAGTCGTAGCCTTAGGGTACTCGACTTTTAATCTTTTACGTAAAAACGAAAAACAAGAAGATATCTTAGCGGGTTATCTAAATTATTTAGATAAAATCTCGCGAGTAATAGAGGTTTCAGATAAAAGACTAAAGGACATTGACGCACGTGGTACCTTTAAAAGTGATGATGAAGTAGGTTTTTTCTTTCAAGCTATTAAGCAACTCCAAGATATCTTAAACGAGTTCCAACTCCGTAAATACTGATATCTTAATAATGGCTAAAAAACCACAGGATAAAAACTACTTTACTCAAGACACAGAGAATGCTATAGTTGAATATAATAATTCAACTTCATTTTCTCATAAAGAAAAAATTTATCACGAACGTATTCATTATCCGTTTTTTAAATTAACGGAGAATATTATTCATACCTTTAAATTCTACTATACTGAAGTAGAAAATATTGAAGATCTTCAACACGAGGTTATTACTTTCCTACTGACTAAAATGCATCACTTTAACCCTGAAAGGGGGGCTAAAGCTTATTCTTATTTTGGTACTATTGCTAAGAGATATTTAATTATATCTAACCAAAAGAATTATAAAAAGCGCATTGATAAAGCCCCAGTAGAGGAACTTTACAAGGACGACAATCACTCTTATAGTTTAGATGATACTAACTATTTAAATGATCCACTAACTCAGTATATAGACTTATTTGTAAATCATTGTACAGAAAATATATTTGAGTTATTTCCTAAAGATAAGGATGCTGCTATTGCAGATGCAATTCTTGAACTATTCCGTAAACGAGATGAAATAGATGTGTTTAATAAAAAAGCACTCTACATATATATTCGTGAAATGGTTGATGCCAAAACCCCTAAGATTACTAAAATAGCAAATCAACTATACGATATATTTAAATCTAATTACATATTTTATTTAGAACACGGGTATGTAAAGTTTGAATAGTTCATATTTATAAAAAATAAATGTCATAAATATGAGCCAACAATTTGACAAAGTAGTTTTTGGTAAAAAAAAATTCTCGGACTTACTCGAGGAAATATACAACAACCAAAAACGCCGTGAAGCGCAAGTATCAGCGCTTATTTCCGAATTAAAACCGATGGTTTCCGACATTGGTGATGCTACCCTTATTGTTCCTCTTATTAAAGAGTACCTAGAAATTGGTGTTAAAAACGATGATGCCTTGATTAAAATGGCAACATTGGTTCAACGCGCTTTATCTAACACTGCTGAAGATGGTGGTTTAGGAATTAGCGACGAAGAAAAAGCTCAATTATTAGATGAGATAGAAAAAATCCAAAAAAATAAGTAATGGGTATTTTTGGGGGTAATAATCAAAGTAATGGAAATGGAGATATTTTAAATAAATTATCTTCTCAATTTTTATTCGCCCGTGTTCTAGAAATAGATCAATCAACTACATTATCCAATGGTAGTATTAGAGCTGAAATCATGAATGTTAAGGCTACTACTAAGGGAGCCAAAATAATTTCAGCAAAACCTTTTTTCCCTAATATAAAAAGTTACCCATTAACTAATGAAGTAGTATTTGTGATCTCAGGTCCTTCTTCTAAATATTACGAAAATAGTGGTGGAGTTACTTATTATTATTTTACTGCTTTTAATTTATGGGGTAATGTTAATACAAACCCAACCCCTAACCCATATGTTAATGTTAGCCCTCCTAGCACAAATAAAAGTTTAGATCAAATTGAAGCCGGATCCCCTAATCAAAGTGCTGTAGATCCTGCTCCCGTTTTTAAACCTGGATTTTATTTTACAGAAAAAGCTAATATATTTCCCTTATATCCGTTTGAAGGAGATGTTATAATTGAAGGTAGATTTGGTAATAGTATAAGATTTGGTAGTACCGATATACTCCCAACCTCAGCAAACCCTAATTTCCCTTTAAACCCTTGGTCATCTGTAGGAAATAACGGGGATCCTATTACCATTTTAAGAAATGGTCAAAATCCTAATATCAACACCCCAGCCCAAAGCTTAACTTTAGAAGATATAAATAGAGACCAAGCTAGCATATGGATGGGTTCTACCCAAAAAATCCCATTAAACGCTTCTTCTACATTCTATGACAGCTATCAGGATAGTCAAAAACCAACTATCCCTAATCAATATGCTGGGAAGCAGATTATCCTGAACTCGGGGCGTTTAGTATTTAACACTACAGAAGATCACTTAATGTTTTCTTCTAAAAAGTCTATTAACCTAAACGCTGTTCAATCTGTTAATATAGATGTAACAGGTCCTTTTGTGGTTCAAGCTGGTGAGATTTTCTTAGGTTCTAAAGATGCTAATGAGTCTGTTTTATTAGGTGATTCAACTGTTGAATTACTTAAAAATATATTTACAGATATTGGTACCCTTTTAAGTGTAATTAGCCAACAAGTAACTCGTCCTACAGAAACAGGTTTAGGTGCTCTAGCTACTATAGCTTCAGCTGTCCAAGAAAATTTAAGTGGTTATATAGCTCAATTAGAAGACGTTAAATCTGAATTCGTAAAAGTTGAATAATGGCTAGCTTTTTGCAAAGATTACAAGAAACTAAAGACACACTTAAAACATTAGAAACAGTTGCGAGTCAGTCTTTTTCTGATATTGTTTTAGAGGCAGCGGGAATTAATTTACCTGAATTACCTTTCCCAACCCAAGAAGAGGTAAATGCATTTTTTGTTAAAATAGGAGACACAGGAAATAAACTTAATATTCTTCCTCCAACTCAATGGAGTGAACTTCAATTTTTAGAGTGGAAACGTTTAGTTAGACAACAAGCTAAACGTGAAAAAGTAAATAATGAAGCTAAAAAATCTCCTAAAAAATTAAAAGAATATAGAGAAAAACAAAAAGCTAAAAAAGCTGAAAAAAAAGAAAAAATAGATCTAGTTAAAGAAGACGTTCAACAATTAGAACAAGAAATACCTCAAGATCAAAAACCTAAAGGTGTTCAAAAGTTACCTAATTTTTTAACTCGTTTAATTAAAACTACTTTAAAAATTTCTTTACCTCTTGTATTTAATATGATTCGAGAGGCTGGAATAGAAAAATTTGAAGAAACTAAACTAAAACTATTAGAAGATGCTAAAGCTAAAGCCGCAGCGTTAGGTTTACCTGATCCCCAAAGTTTATCAACTGAAGATTTAGAAAATCTAAAACAATTAGCTTGCCCAACACCTGCTACACTACAATCCATTTTAGATAAAAGAAATAGCTTAGTTAATTTTTTAAATAACCAACAAACCACAGTTGATAACATTAAGGGGACAGTTACTATTTCTGGAGATTTAGCTAATTTTTTACAACAAACCTCTGAAATACTAACTTTAACTAGTTTTATAGTTAACCAAGCCGTTAAAGTAATCCCTTTAGTTCCTGGTGTTTTAGTTTCAGTAGCTAAAGATATAGATACTATAAATGAGTCTTTAAAATTTGATTTTAATGGTGAAGCTCGTCTCCCAAAACTTCAAGCACCAGTATCTAACATTTCAGTTCCTGTAAATATGTTTTCTAATCTAGTAACTAAACTTATAGCTATATTAGGAGCTTTTGACCAACTAATAACAACTTGCAACCCAGAATTAGAAAATAGTTTAGTTAAATTCTCAGATAGTGTATTATCTAATACTGCTAATCAAGTTATAGCAGAGGGAAATACTTATAAAGGTTTTAGATTAGAAATTGAAACCTTCCCTTATACTGATACTGTTAACAGAAACAGAGCAGTAGGTAAAAATGCAGATGGTATAACTTTAATATCTACTGAATTATCATTTGCGTCTGATCCTCAAGTTTTGATTGAGGAACTTAAACTAATAATTGACCGAGATAATTTAAAAGCTTATTAAATCAATATTTATAACATATGAAAACCGCGGAATTAAAAAACTTAATTAAAGAAGCCGTAAGAGAAGCTATCCAAGAGGAATTAAAAGATATCCTTTTGGAAGCAGTTCGTGCTCCTAAAGCACCAATCATTGAAACTCCTATAGGGGGAATTGGATATGGAGTAGCTAATTCTAATACAACCAAATCTGAAAAATCATACGCTGAAAAAAGAGCAATGTATGTTGACATGTTAAATGAAATGAAAACTATGTCATTCAATTCTTCAGATGCTAGAAGTATGGGTACAGATGCTAATACTCTTCAAGTAGCCCCAGGTATGAACACTATGGCTGATGGAACTAAATTACCAGATGGTAATGTTGGTCTAGACATGATTATGGGTTTAATGAATAAAAAATAATGCCTTATAACGCTCAACAAATACCTGTATTAGATTTAAGACCTGGGAGGGCTATTGGGGTAGCTTTACCTTTTAACGGCCCTGCTTGTTTTAAATCAACTTATACTACAAGTGAAGCGGTAAAAGCTAATTTAATTGATTGGTTTTTAACTAATCGAGGTGAAAGACCTTTAAACCCAACCTATGGGGGTAATTTAAGACAATATATTTTTGATCAAATATCTCAAGGTACTTTAACTGATATTGAAAGTGATGTTAGATCACAATTAGCTAGAGTTTTCCCAACTGTAAACGTACAACGTTTAGATGTATTAGCTCAACCTGATTCAAATCTTATAACAGTTCAAATCTATTATAACGTAGTTAATACCACAATTTCAGGTGAATTAACATTAAATTTATAAAATGGCAGTTACTCGTAATATAAAATACATCAATAGAGATTTTAGCTCATTTAGACAAGCTCTGATTGATTATTCTCGTACTTATTTTCCAAACACATACAATGACTTCACAGAAGCATCACCTGGTATGATGTTTATGGAAATGGCTGCCTATGTGGGTGATGTTCTTTCATATTATCAAGATAACCAATTCCAAGAAACATTTATCCAATACGCTAGAGAAACAAATAATTTGTATGATCTAGCCTACATGTTTGGTTATAAACCTAGAGTAACAGCTACTGCTACTACTACAATTGATTTTTACCAACAAGTACCTGCTAAACTAATAGGAATAGATTATTTTCCGGATTATGATTATGCTCTAACCATTCCAGCTAATACTCAAATTCAATCTCAAAATAATAGTGATATTAGTTTTATTATTGAAGATCCTATAAACTTTGCAGTCTCTTCATCTTTAGATCCTACTATAACATCTATATATCAGTCTACAGGTACTGTTGTTAACTTCTTTTTATTAAAGAAAAGTAGAAAAGCAATTTCTGCTAATATTAAAACTACTACATTTAGCTTTTCTCAACCTGAAGAGTTTGCAACTCGTA